CCGAGGAGCCCGACCTCTGGCAGCGCGACCTGACCGGCGAGCTCGAGCTCTGGATCGAGCTAGGCCATCCAGACGAGCGCCGCCTCGCCAAGGCCTGCGGCCGCTGCAAGCGGGTCCTCGTCTACACCTACTCGGCCTCCCCCGAGCTGTGGTGGGATCCCATAGCCGACGGCCTGGCCAAGTGGCGCAACCTCTCCGTCTTCCGCCTCGATCCCGCACAGACCGCGGATCTCAGGCCTCTCGCGCGTCGGGGCATGAGCCTGTCCGCAACCGTCCAGGACTCGGAGCTTTGGCTACGGGACGAGTGTAACGGCGCAAACGCTTTGACACTTTTGTCGCAAAACGCCTGAACACGCCATACGCAAAACCATTGAATACAGCCTAACCGGTCTTCAAAGGCTCCTCAATGGGGTAGTTCGCCGTCAATACCTCGGTCTTTTTCTTCACCTCAGAGCTTGCGCAGGACATGGACAGAGTCTTTTTCATCGAGAAGCTATGCCAGCCTTGGCTCTTCACATACTTGGCAAGCAAGGGCGACGGGTAGGAGCTCAGGAGGAACTTCCCCTCGATCTTGGCTAGGGCCTGGAGCAGAAGCTCGAAGTCCTCCATCGTGTAGCCGTCATAATGGCCACAGTCGGAGTTGAAGTACGGCGGGTCGCAGTAGAAGAAAGTCTCGGGAGTGTCCCTGCTCCGGATGATCCGCAGGGCGTCGGCGCATTCGATCTGCACGTTTTGAAGCCTCACCGCATAGTCCAGGGTGAAGGAGTCGCGCTTCTTCGTGATCTTCGCGGTGGTTTGCCCTGTTCTATCGTAGCCGAAGGCCCCGTCGAGCATAGCCCCGAAGGATTGGCACGAGAGGACCCATACAGCCCAGGCCCGTTTTATTGAGTCGAACATGTCCGGGTTGTTATAGACCACCGTTGCGCGACGGTGCATATCCCTGCTATGGAGCGAGATTTTTATCTCCTGCTCGAGCATTGGATAATTGCGCTGCACTACCTGGTAGAAGTTCATAAGCTCGTTATTTATGTCATTGATCACTTCTACCTTGGACGGCTCCTTCGAGAAGAAAATGGCGCCTCCGCCGACGAAGGGCTCGCAGTAGATTTTGTGCTCCGGGAGGAGCTTGAGGATGATCGGCGCGAGCTGTTGCTTGCCGCCGTAGTACGTCAGAGGCGTTTTCATGATGCCCTATCCCTCTCTTCGGCCGCCTTCCCACTAGTCGCCCTGAAAACCGCCCTGGACAGCACCGCGGCCGTGGTCTTCTTCCCGGAGCAGTATTTCATATAGCCTAGGAAGCTCTGGATGCTTTCGCGCGCATGCTTGAGCACCTGGGGCTTGTCCTTGTAGACCCTCGCCATCTTGCGGAGCCTACGCTTCGCCCTTTGCACGGTTGCCTTCCGAGGCTTCACGTGGGTCGGCCATATCCTATAGCCGCAGAAGTCGATCCCGTGCCGCCCAGGGAAGATTCCCGTCTTCGGATTGAGCTGCACGTCGAGCTTATTGTGGGCGTAGGAATGGATCTCCTCCAGAAGCCAGTTCAGATACTCTTTGTCGCGGTGAAGGATGACAAAGTCGTCCATGTAGCGCGCATAGTATTGAACCCTGCACTCCTCCTTGAGGAAGTGGTCCATCGGGTCTAGGTATACATTCGCGAGTAGCTGGCTCGTGAGGGCACCGATAGGAATGCCGCGGCCCGCCGGCTCGTATGAATCAATGATCGTGTCCAGGAGGCTAAGAACCTTCTTATCGGCGATCGCCCTGCGGATGGTCTTTTAAAGCACGTCGTGATTCACACTCGGGAAGAACTTACGGATATCGCATTTCAGGACATAATAGCTGCCCCATTCGCGCTTCGCGACGCGGCTGCACTTGAGCATGTGCTCCATGGCGGCATGGGTTCCTAGACCCTTCCTGCATGCGTATGTTTCAGAGATGAAACGCTTTTCATAAACGGGTTCAATGACATTCACGACGGCATGATGGACCACGCGATCGCGGAATGCTGGCGCGGTTATTAGGCGCTCTTTCGGCTCGCAGACAATAAACTGGCGCGGAGGCGATGGCGTATACATGCCCCATATAAGCTCGTTTTGAAGCGTTATCAAGTTCTCTTCGAGGTTCTCGGCGAATCTCAAGGATTCATAGCGGTAGCGCTTCCCATGACCGGCCGCGCGATAGGCGTGGTACAGGTTTTCAAAATCGATTACACCGTCCCAGAGATTGTTCGTTGTCCTTGGCATGATGCCTTACCTGTGTTGAAGAAAAGATCGGTGCGGACGGCCTTCGGCATACGCCTACCAGTCGTCCGCGCCTGTTAATGTTTTCCCCTTGCGGAGAAGGAGTCCGGCTCCTTTTCCCCTCGGCACTCTCCGGGCGCCCGTAGACGCCCGGCATCTGGCTTAGAGGGAGAGCGGGGCGGAAGCCGATGTTGTTGTTCGAGATCGACCGGCGGTTGTTCAAGTTCAGAGCCGCAAGACCCGCGTTCGCGCCGTTGTTCCAGTTGCCCCCGCGGATCGGGATGCGCCACATTGCAGTCGAACCCCTTAATATCCGACGGACTTCAACCATCCGCCGAACATCTTGCCTATTTCAGTGAACTGACCGCTGAGAATCTCGTACTTCTTCATCGGGAGGAACTCGAGCTTCATGCCCATTCGGGCAAGAACCTTCAGCCTTACCAGCGCGATGTCCGCTTGCTCAATGGTTTTTCGTTTCTCCTGCTTCGCGGGGAGCGCATTGGCTCGCACAATACAGGTACCGACTTCCCATAGAGCTCGCGACGTGTCCGCCGCGAGCGTGAAGCGCTCGGACTTCGGGTAGGACTTCATGGCCACATAGAGATATGCGGCCATGTCCTCCCACTTCTGGTACACCTTCAGGCTGCTTCCTTCAGACATATCGCATCAGACTCCCAGACGGTCAGGATTCAGAATTACAGGACGAAAGCGGGGCGGAAGCCGATGCCGCTGATCGAGATCGCCCGGCGGGTGTTCAAGATCAGAGCCGCAAGACCCGCGTGCGCGCCGATGTACCAGTCGCCCCCGCGGATCGGGATGCGCTCGCCATAGTTGCGCATCCAGATTCCGCCCTTCGCGGTCGAGAAGAGAGCGGAGCCGGCCGAGGTGAGCTTCGGGGCGATGAGGAGCTGCGCGAGCTGCTGCCTGGTCGCGAGCGCGATCGAGTCGTAGCCCGAAGAGAGAGACATGCCCCTCCACCCGGACTCGGACGCGATGTCCGCCTCGTCGAAGTCGCCCGGATCGGACCCACCGGAAGGCGTGGGCGTCTCGGAATACTTGGAGACGCTATTCGAGAGGATCGGGTCCCCGGAGTCCGCCGCGCCGCTCCTGTCTCCGGGGCCGGCAGAAGCATCGATATAGGCCGCGCTCGCGGGCCAGTTGGCCTCGGCCTGGCTGAAGTTGTTGTCCGTCGGGAAGTAGAAGCGGCCATCGATCATCTTGAGGCCGTCGTTCCATTCCCAGACGTTGCCCACGAGGTCCGAGATGCCCTGGTAGGAGTTGTCGTGCCTCCAGCTCGCGGGGCCGGAACCGCAAAGCGTGCGGCCCTCGCCCGTGGCGCTGCCCGGCGTACCGCCGTCGGTGGGCGTGCCCACCTCGTAGGTCTGCTCGTGCGAGCGGCGCCAGTTCGTGTTGCCCCTGGGCTGGAAGCCGTTCTTGAAGCACCACAGGGCGATCGCCGCCCACTCCCAGGCGGACATCATGTGCCAGCCCGTTCCCTTGTTCTGGCACGCCGCCTTCGCGGTGTCGAAGTCGATGCTCACCCTCGGCGCCTGGCCGGGAACGGAGCATGCGCGGCCGTCCGCGACGATTGCCTGGTGGGTTGCGATGTAGATCTGCGACTTCGTGACGCCGCCAACCACGAAGGCGGGGTGCACGCCGGAGCCCAGATTCGAGTCGATGTCCTCGACATTGAACTTCGGGACGATCGTCATATACGACGGATAGCCCTTGTCGTCGTACAGGACGGTCTGCTTGCCGCCGCTAGCAGCCTCGACGGAGGCGCGGAGCGTGTCCTTCGAAAATACAACCATGATTCCTCCCTTTAGGCCGCTATGGGCCAGAGTCTCAGAGTGACTGCGTCGAGATCGAGCGGGATCGCCTCGCTCGACGTGGTGGGATTCCCATCGGTCCCCGTGCCCTCGACGGTCTTGTACCGCCTGGGCGGGATCACGATGTCCGCGACGTATTCGCCGCCGACGGCCGAGCCGCGAACCGCGACGCCATCGTGTCGCGAGATCGTTATGACGACCTGGCTATCGGCCTCCTCGGCCGCGAGGTCGACGGCGACCTTGGCGATGATGAGCACCGAGCCCTCGAGGCTCACATCGCTCTCGACATCGCGGGACGGATCGAGCTTTTCGATGATCATTTGAACCTCCTACAAGCCCAGCTTGATGATGGTCCACCGGACGCTCACAGCGTCGACGGTGCCCTCGACGTAAATCTTGAACCCGTTGGACGCCTTGTCCGACGGATAGACCGTGTTGCGCTGGCTCCAGCCGCCCTTCGCGTCCAGAACCTCGAGCAGCACCTCGTAATCGCTCCCGCCTACGTCGTAGGGCAGGGCCACCGACGCGGAGGCGAGCGACGAGAAGTAGATCGGGTATCCCGCCTCGACGCGGCGGACATCGGTGAGCGTCACCGAAGAGAGATAGGGGTCTGTCGCCTCCGTGTTCGCGGCCGGGACGGTCACGAGGTAGAGCGGCAGGCCGCCATCGGGAACGGAGGCCCCGAACTCGGTCGTCGTGAACTGGACGGCGCCGTTCGAGTCGATGAAGAGGTACGCGTAGCACGTCTTCGCCGCGTCGCCCGAGTTGGACGGCACGAGAGCGCCGTTCTCCTCGCCGGGGCTGGGCACCATTCGACCGTTCATGAAGAAGGCGCCGGACGACAGCGACAGGTTTCGCACCGCCCCGGTACTCTTCGACACCACGCATCCGGAAATGATGCCGCGGTTCGCGATGAGGACCGTTCCGCTCTGCATCCTCTGCCGTATGGTCTTGAGGCCCTCGCGGGCTGCTAGGCCGGCGAGACTGAGGGCCGCGGAGACCGCGCCGCCTAGCGCGTTTTGCATGTCCGGATCGAAGGCGTCGTAGTTCGCGAGCCGCTCCGAGAGACTCGCCTCGGAGCCCCGCGCAGCCTTCACCTCGTCGGCGTAGCCCTTGAGGTACTTCGTCCGGCTCGCGAGCTGCTTGGCCTGCGTGTTGGCGATTCCGTTGGCGCCGCCGAGCACGGGGTCCGTCGTCTCGATCTGGTAGACGCCTTCCTCGTAGCTTGCGCTCTCAGGTACATAAGCCATTATGGCCTCCTTTCATCCTAGAAAATGATCAGCCACTTCCCCTCGAGGCTGATATCGCTGTCCTTCTGGAGGGCCTGCCTTCGCGTCTTGCGAGCGAAGAGCGAACCGTCCGCGCAGATGAGCCCGAACTCGGATATGGCGAGCCCGGTCGCCTCCGAGACGAGGAGCTCCCAGGCGAACTGGACCTGTCCCGCCGCGGGGAACGAGTAGGACGCGATCGCCTTCGTATAGGCGCCCGTGAGCCCCGTGTCGCTCGTGGCCGGCCCACTCCCGTTCGTCCCGAAGCCGATCTTCGCGATCGTCCTCCCGCTGCCCGAGCCCGCGATGAGCGCGGCCAGCGCTGTCTTCGCGCCGGCCACGATGAGGTTATGATCCTCGTACTCCTCGATGAGCTCGCCGCGCCGGTAGACGCGGAGACTGAAGAGCCCCCGCATGGCGCCGTTATCGTCGCGCAGCTCCATCATGCAACCTCCTCTGCGACAACCTCGTCGCCGTGGTATCCAGGGCCGGAGAAGAAGGTCTCCTGGCCGTTGTACGTCGTCACGCCGCTGTACTTGCGGAACGCGTAGACCATGCGCCCGTCGTAGTGCCGGTGCTTGATCTGCTTCAGAGCCATCCCCGGATCGACCACGGAGGGCGGCGAGGCCCCGTAGTTGAACCCTGAATACACGAGGTGCCCGTCGTAGAAGAGCGCCACCTCGACGCTCTCGGACATCGAATGCGCCGCGTGTATCGAGAGGGCGTCCTCTTCGTTGTCGAAGACCGCCGGACCGCTCGGGAGCGCGGGCGCCACCACCTTTTCCAGGGCATCGAAGGACGCGGCCCCGTCGTACCCGAGATAGCCCGTGTAGAACGCCGAGGCCTTGGCGATGCTCCCCTGCGCCCCCTGCAAGACCGAGCAGCCGTTGAAGCGCATCGATCCGTCGAAGACCTTCCCGCCCGCGTAGAGCTCCTCCTGGCCGTTGTCGTATCGGAGCCGCCCGTCGTAGCGGCGGCCGCCGAGGATCACCTCGGCGCTGTCGGCCACCACCGCGGGGACGCACGACTCGGAGATCTCGCTCTTCTCGACGAAGGCGAAGAGGTCCGCGATCGTCAGGGCGATGTTCGGATCGAGCGTCGCGTCCAGATACTCCCGGACCCGCGCCCGGTCCTCGTCGGTCATGTCCTCCACGCCGACCCAGAGCCGGAGGAACTGCTCGCGGAGCTCGTAGCGATCGGCCACGATGTCCTCGAGCCCCGCCTCGACGATCTCCCGCGATCCCTGGCGCTCGAGGAAGAACGACGCGGCCGCGATGCGCGCCCGGTAGGTTTCGTCCGTGTCGTAGGTGAACCTCGGGATTCCGAAGGCCGTTCCGTGGTCGGAGAGCGCTGCCGTCCTCGCGAGGAGCGGGAACGCGTCCCGCGCGGCCGCCTGGCCCGTGTCTGAAAGCCCGCTTATGAGCTCGTCGATCGCGTCGTAAATCGCCCCGAGGTTCTTCTTGCGTCGCCCCGGCGGGTTCAGGGTGTCGAGGAGCGTGCTCATGCGCTCACCTTCGTCGCGGTGACGGTCGGGATGATCTTCCCGTGCGTGCCTGCCTCGATGTCGCGGTCGGGCGTGAGCACCTCGAACGTCGTGAAGGTGAGGCCGTCTATTGCGGTCCCGTAGAGATCGCGGATTGCCAGGCGCCCGCCGAGCGAGAGCCCGAGCACGTAGTTCCGGATCGCGGCCTCGACGGTCGCCTTGGCGACATCCCCCGAGTACTCGATGGAGATCGCGGCGGAAACCGCCGTAGGCGCCACCACCTGGAGGTCGTAGCAGAGGAGGCCCGCGCTCACGAGGGCCGAACGCACGGAGGCGAGGAGCTCCGAGCTCGGAATGCCGTCAGAGCTCGCCACGACCACGTCCACCGTCCCGTAGCCCCTCGGCGTGCGCACGACCTTCGCCTCGGCGACGCCCGTCACGCTCGCGGCGAGATAGGCATAGCGGGACGGGGACGAGCCCTCGCCCAGGCTGCGCCACTTGTCCTTGATTCGGGCGCGCAGGCTGTCGTCGTCCTCCTCGTCTTCGCCGGGCGTCTCGATCCAGCCCGTCGCGGCCGTCGCCGACTCGATGCCCGAGATCACGCGCGTGAACGAGAGCGCCGTCCCTTCGGCGATGTTGTAGGCGATGCCCGCGAACTCCGCTTCCACGGGAAGCAGGAACGTCCCCGCCGCGAACGCGGTGTCGGCCGTCGCCTTGAGGCGGAGATCCGTGCCATCGACGGCGATCCATGACCCTTCGGGGACGGAGCCCGCGTCGTAGGCCTTCACGGTGACCTTGCCGACCGTCTTGCTCGCGAGCTGGCGCGAGACGCCGCAGAGGATGCCCCACTGGCCGAGGTAGGTGCCCGTGGCGGTCTCGATGCTGCGCTGGTCGGCCAGGGTGTCGATCGTCCCGAGGGCCGCGTCGAAGAGCTTGTAGAGCGTCTCGAAGATGCCACGGAACACGCCGTACTTGGCCATGTTCGAGAGGCCCGTCTTCGCGAGCGCGGTCGAGAATATCGTGCTGCGGAGCGTGTCGCCCCGTTCGGTGAAGATGCTCACGTCGTCCCTCCGAGCTCCGCCTCCGCGCGCTCGAGCCCCGCCTCGGAGACGGTGAAGCTCGCCGCCACCTTGAGCCGCGCGCCACTATCCAGGGACTCGGCCGACACCTCGATGCCGTCCGGGTCGATCCGATCGTCCGCGAGGATGATGTCCTCCGCCTCGCTCTCCACCGCGGCCGTGTCCACCGCCGGGGCGTTGACGAGGAGAGGGAACGAGGACCCCGCCTCCTCGTCCCAGTGGAGCGTCCCCTTCGCCGTGGAGAACGCGGTCGCGATGTCCTGGGCGACCGCCTTCCCGTCCTCCACCGTCTCGAGGTCGCCGGCGGCCGTGAACACGACATCGCCGTCCGAGAGCTTGAGGTCCTTCATTCGATCGTCCCCTCCCACTCGGGCGA